GTTGATCGTTTAAATATGGTTCTACGCCGTTACGATCAAACATTGCCAGGTTCTATTACTTTCTATGGTGAAAAGCGTCTATGCACAAGCGTAGTTAATCCTTTCGCTTTAGTTCGTTATAGATCAACTGCAACTGTAACAAAACCATAATTTAAAACTATGGTAACGGGAAGGGCGGAGCAATCCGCCCCTTCTTTAATTAATTTAGGAAAGAAAAATGAATACATCTGAAAGAATTTTTGAAGGCATTAAACAAGCATTAACTGAAGGTGAAGCTAAAGTTAATTTGTTTGAGGAAAAAGCCCAAGATGTTAAGGAAGCGTCAGCGCTTACAGGTAGCGGTTTAAATATTGGTGGTAGAATTTACTTTGACGATGCATTCGCGGCACTCCGTTATGCTAATCCTTTCAGACAAGGTTCTCGTCAAATCAAATCCACAAATACTTCAGCGGCTCAATTTGTTGCTAAAACAGGTAACGCGGCTAACTCAACTAACGCTTGGACTTATGCGGTTGTTCCTGATAGCGGTAGCCCAAATATTGCTACTTCTTTTTGGCAACTTCCAACAAGAGTTATAACTGCACAATTACCAATTAGAACTGCGGCAATGTCAGATATTAATGGCCTTGAAACTGCAATTGTGAGTGATTTGATGCTCGAATTTAGCCAATTAGAAGCACAATCTATGGCTTTAAATAACGATCAAGCAGGATCAATTACAACATCAACAGGTGCAACTGATGGCTTGCGCGGTTTAGTTGTTTATAATACAAGCACTTCAGCGGCGGCTTATGGCACAAGCGGAACTGCAATAACTAATGGTATTCACACAATTTTAAAAGAAGAGTTTTCAGCTTCAGGCATTACTTATGATGACATTGTAAATGCGGCTTCATTATTGCCTGGTCAATATTGGAGTTTACCTACAACTGCATGGCACTTACATCCAACTTTAATTGCTCAATTAAGAAAATTAAAAGGATCAACAGGTGGCGCGCCAATGTTTGTAGAAGTAGGCGATGAAGATGGTGGCGCAATAGCTAATTTATTTGGTTTCCCTGTAATTCCTAATCCTTACCTAGAAGCACCTGCGGCTGGTAAGATTTCAGGCGTATTAGCAAATTGGGATCAATTCCTAACTATTGCTGATGCAGAAGAAATGAATATTAAGCTTTTTGACCAAACTGCACCTGGCTTTGTAACGCTATATGCTGAAAAAAGATTAGCATCTACTGTTCGCAATCCTTTTGCAGGTGTATTTTTAGTAGGGGTTTAATAAATGGCTGATACGCTAGGGCAAGTTCCTTATGCGGCAACTCGCAATCCTTTTAATTACACAAAGGTTGAGCAAATTGCGCGCGATTTAACAACTAATTGGCTAACGCTTGATGAGATTACCAATCAATTAAATTTGTTTGGCGATGAATCACAAGATGGTTATTTAGAAGGTTTGGAAGTAGCGGTAAGAATGCATATTGAGGATTATCTCGGTATGTCAATCTTCCCTACTTCATATCGCGTTTATTACAATGTAAATTCAATCTATGCAAGCCCTGTTTGCCTAGATTTGCCTGAAGTATCTTATACAGATAAATTTAATTCCGGCGGCACAGTAATTACTAAAGTTGCTTATTACAATGGAAATAGCCCAAGCGTTTTAGTTACTCTTACAACTAATGATTATTACTACGATGTTACAGGTAATAAAGTTATTTTGCCTAATGGCACACCTAGCAATATCAGCATGAATAGAACAAGTCCGCTTGTTGTTGAATACACACAAAACCCTAACTTCTTACAAGCATATCCTGTAATTAAACAGGCAGGCTTATTATTACTAACACATTTATATAATAATCGTGCTGAAACAACTTTAACTAAATTACAAAACATTCCTTATGGAGTGGATGCTTTATTAAGACCATATAAACCACTTGTAATGTGAGAATATAAATGGCCATTAAGCGCTATGAAAATGTGGTTGTTAATGATCTCACCTTTGGAACTGATCTATATGGTGAATATACAACAACTATTGCACCTAAATTTACAACTCGGCCTTTAGTATCCGATGTAAAAAATTCGGTTGCTATAACCGAGCGTTATCGTGTTTATCAAGATTTAATTCAATTTACTTTTAATTACACACCTAATTTAAAAGATATTGTAAATCATCAAGATTTATACTCAATTACTTGGCGAGATAAAGATTGGCGCATTACGGATGCTATTGAATCTAACGACAGAATGTCAGTAACCTTAATGTGTTACCGATCCGATCCTACGACAAAGGTTTAATATGGCTTCTCAAATGAATGTAAATGATTATGCAAAAGCCATACAATGGCAGTTAAGTGATATAATATCGCCTATACCTGTTTATGCTAATTTCAATAGAAATTTTGCTACACAAAATGATTTTGTTACATGGCAATTAAGAAATGTCCATCAACCTGTTTATACAGGTCAAACACAAAGTGTTAAAGGTATTGATACACCGACTTTTCAAATAAGTGTATTTTCTACCACGATGGCAAATAGTTTTCAAACTGCTAATGACATTTTGCAAGCGCTACATGGTTATAGTGGAGTTTTTGGAAATCCTAGTGGCACAAAATTTCCAATATCTAAAGCTGATGTAGTATGGTTATATAATGGATACGACAATGAGATCAATCTGTTTAATATTTTTATGGATTGCACCTTATACATACCAACATAAGAATTTTTAATTTTTTAATGTGAGGAAATAAATTATGGCACTTCCAAATAAAGTTTTACCAGGTTTTAGCGCAAGTCTTTATTGTCAATCAGGCGCAACACCAACCGCTTTATCAACAGCTAACCTTTCTGTTTATGCTTCAGTATCAGGTATCACAGTTTCAGCAAACTTATTACCTGTAGAAGCTATCCCAGCTTTTGGTCAAGATGATGCAATGGCAAACTATAATGTTGCAGGCTCTCGTCAATCCGACAAGATTCCTACACAAGCCGCTCCAACATCAATGACAATTACTGCGGCATGGAATCCTGCTGATACTAATCTTCTTTTAATGCGTGGCGATGCTTATAACGGCACAATTGATAGAACATTCGTTATCTCTGCTACTGATGGCACAAACATTGTTAATTACGCATTTAATGGTCGCGTAGGCCAATTCACAGTTGATCCTAACCCAACTGCTGAAGCTAAATGCACATTTACAATCCATCCACGCGGCAACCAATATGGTTGGTCAAATAATACTTAATAAGGATTAGAAAATGAAATTATCTGAAGCTATTGAAATATTAACTAGCACCTATCAAAGCCTTGATACAGTAGCTTTGGGTTTGCCCGTTGATGCAAAAGAAGTTGCTGACGCTTTAGCAAAAGCTAATCCTGATAGCGCAGAATATATTGCTTTACAGGCACTAGCAAAAGTTAATCCTTATGAAAACACAAAAAAAGAAAAGGTAAAACACAATGACGACACAAATCAAGAATAGCGATGATCTATTAAGTTATTTAGTAAGCCAAGCCAATTCAGGTCAAAAGAATTGGTTTGGTTTTGCTCAACAACGATTAACAGGTATTGCTTTAGCCCATGATATTGCTAAAAATCATGCGGACAAAATGACACCCGAACAAGCTGTTGATTACGCTATTAAACTTAATAATACAATCTATCAAAAAATTATTAAGGCAGAATAATGAGTGTTAAATTTGCCGTTAATGGTTTAAAAGAAACTCTTGAAGCTTTTAAATATTTTCAAGAGCAATTTGGCGATAAAGACGCAAAAAGCAAAGTATTAATACCAGCCGTTAGAGAAGCTATGAAGCCTGTATTGGCTATGTCAAAAGCACTATCACCTAAAGACACAGGCGCATTGGATCGTTCTTTGTATATTACTGCAAGAAGACCTACTAGAAAAGATATGAAATCAAAGTATGTAACAACAAAAGATTCTGTTATATCACTTGTTTCATCTCGACCAATTCCTAAAAAATTAAAGCAACAATTCCACGCGCAACATGGAACTTTAAAAGGTAGTGAATATAAAAAGGCTAAAAGAAAGTTTTATGATGAAGCTGGCGTTATGCACGATGCTAGAGCTATTGCTAATGAGTTTGGAACGGCTAAAATGTCAGCCCAACCATTTATGCGAGTATCATTAGAATCACAAGCGCAAGCGGTATCAGCAAAATTAGGTGATTTAATTAAACAAAAAATGGATGCATATAAAGCTAAAAATTTAACAAAATAAGGAAAAGACATGAGCAAATTAGGATCAGCACTCGGTAAAAAATACGAGGAAAATAGATTATCAGTATTAACTAGATCATTTGAATTAGGTGGACATACTTTTAAAGTTAAAGTCCCAAGCGTATCTGAAATTGAGGAAATTTATAATTATTCTAAAAATCCTAATGCTGATGAGATAGAAAAAGCTTATCAAATTTTAACTGAAGATATTAGAAAAGTTGAAGGCATAAAAGAAGAGAATAATGATATTGTAATTGACGGCCGATCAATGAGAGAAACCGCAACTAACAAACATATCCTTCAATATAGAATTACTGCATATATTAAATTTTTAATAGGTGAAAATGGCGAAACATTAGATCAAATAACCTATGAAGATATAGAAGCTGAATTTCCATTGGCAATCCAGCTTACATTGGTTGAAAAAATCAATGAAGTTATAAGCCCTGAATATAAGGAAGTTCGCTCAAAGTAACAGGCTCATTAAGAACACAAGTCCGAGCGGCTATGATTTTTAATGGGCATACAATACAAAACATTGACGCATTAGATGAAGCTACAATGAACGAAATAATGGTTATGTATGCTGATGGTGCTTTGGGCAATAAAAATGTGATAGTAGGGTTAGGAACGCTTACGGCAGGCGTATTTAATTATTTAAGAGCTAGTAATAGTCAGCCTTATACACTTAAAAGCGTATTGGGAAATATTTACCCATATTATTTTGATGAGCCTAAAGAATCTGCTAGCGAATCATTATTAATGTTTATGAGCCAAGCACCTGAATTCAATATGGATAAATTTAAAGGTAAGTAATTATGGCAATTATTTCAAGACTAGCGGTTTTACTTGGACTTGATGCAGGCGAGTTCAATAAAAATCTAGGGATGGCTAAAGATAAGGTTGAAACCTTTGGCGCTGGCGCTAAAATAAGTTTAGCCGCCGTTGGAACTGCATTCATAGCGGCTTCAAGAGAAGCAATACAATTTGCAGATCAAATTAATGATGTAGCAAAAGCCAATGAAGTTGCCGTAGAAAGTGTTCTTGAATTATCTCAAGCTCTTGCTCTTAATGGTGGAAATATAGATGATAATTCAAAAATATTTGCATCATTTACAAATAAAGTTGATGAAGCCGCTCAAGGCTCTGACAAACTCCGAAAATCATTTCAAGATTTAGGTATAACGACTAAAGATTTAGCTACTTTAACAGAGCAAGAGTTATTAGAAAAAACACTTAAAGGTTTAAGTAATATTGAAGACCCAATTAGACGAAATGCTTTAGCGTTTGATCTATTAGGAAAAGCAATTAAAGGTGTTGATGTTAAAGGTTTATATGCAGACTATGAAAAAGCTAAAGGATCGTTTGCTGGATCGGATCAAGTTTATGCGCGCATAGGTGTAGCTATTGATGCTATGGATTTAAGATGGCTTCATTTTAAAGATAATCTAGCCAAAAATGTATTACCTGTTTTAGAAGCTATCGCAAAAGCGATGGATGCAATTCATAGAGTTAATCAAAAATTAGACCCATACTTTGAAAAGATAGATAAATTTTTTGGCTTTGGCCCTAAAGGCGCTGAAGGAAGCTCAACTTATAGCCCTATGAATAATACAGGCCCAGCAGGGCCTAATTTTACTGCTGATAGATCAAATTTAGAAGCCAAGCGTAAAATAGAACAATCAGAATCAGAAAAAAAATTAGCAGACGCTTTAAAAAGACAAGAGGAATTTTATAGACGAGAAATAATGATTTCTGAAGCTAAAAGACAAAGATATAAATTAGAATCTGATTTAGCATTTTTAGGACAAAATGAAAGAAATTTAAAATTAGAATTATTAGATATTGAACATAAGCGTCAGCAATTAACTTTAGGCGATCAATTTGGTCGTAAAATGTCGCAAGAGCAAGCTAATGAATGGGCGCAAACAGAAATAAATAGAGCAAAACAAGAATACGCTATTTTACAATCACAAAGAACTTTTGAATTTGGCTGGAAAAAAGCTTTTGCTACTTATGCTGATAATGCTACTAATGCGGCTTTATTAGGTGAGCAAGCTTTCGTATCTGTTACACAAAATATGGAAAGCGCAATAGATCAATTTGTGCAAACAGGTAAATTAAGTTTTAGTGATTTAGCAAGAAGTATTATTGGCGATTTATTAAAAATTCAAATGAGAGCGCAAGCTACGGCCATATTTGAAAAATCAGGTATTGGTGGATTTTTTAGTAAATTTTTTGGCGGCGGTGGTAGTTCGCCTGCATTCGGATCAACTGCTTTTTGGGGTGGGAAAGCTGAAGGCGGAAATGTAAGCGCTCAAAATTCATATATGGTTGGTGAGCGTGGCCCTGAATTATTTATTCCTAAATCTTCAGGAACTATTATTCCTAATAATCAATTAAGTTCTACTATGGGCGGTGGCCCTCAAGTAGTGTATAATGGCCCTTATATTGCAAGCATGAGTGCTATTGATACGCAATCAGCTACACAATTTTTATCACGAAATAAACAAGCGGTATTTGCGGCTAATCAATCCGCAACAAGATCATTGCCACAATCGAGATCATAATTATGTCTTTAAATACAATATTACAAGTTTCAGAATCGATTGCTATTAATGATCAAAAGCTTGTTGGTCAAGTTTTAAGTCGCAATCAGCGCATATCAACTTCCGAACTTCTTACTGTTCAACCTTTTGAATTTACTATGAATCCTATGAAGTATTTACTTTATAGCCAAAATAGAGATTTACTATCAGCTTTGCGTGTAGCAGACAAAGCAACAGAGCAATATCTTAATTTTACAAATATTGGTTGGCTTAATTATGTTGCTTATCAAGGCGATATGACAACAGGTCAAATAGCTTCTTGTCAATGGCAAATTTCAAGCGCTAATAAAACACTTGTGTTAGGCAATTTACCTACTATATCTTCAGGTTCTTATATTGTAAAAAAAGGCGATTTTTGCCAAGTAGAAAGATATACTTATATAGCAACTGCCGATGTTCAAAGAGGTGGTGGCTCTACTGTTAATATTCCTGTTCACAGAAATTTAATTGTTACTTTAACAAACCCTGTTAATGCGGTAATTGGCCAATATGGAACGACTATATCTTTAGGCGGCACAAGTTATACAGGCGTTACATTTCCTGTCATATTACGCGAATATCCTACTTACACATTAGTTCCTATGACTAATGATTCATTTATATCTTGGAATGGCCCTTTTGTAGCAATTGAAGATGTTCTATGAATGTAATAGCACCAATAACCAATACTAACAATATAAGAATGGCAGACTTTGTTCGCGTTACTACGCGAGCAACTGTAAATGCAGGCAATCTTGTTATTGGTCAAACTTATACAGTTAGAACTACTGTTACAGGCGGCATTAATCCTACCGATTGGACTTTATGGGGTGCGGCTAATAATAATTATGGCACAGTATTTGTGGCAACAGGTGTTGGATCAGGCACAGGCACAGTATATGAAAGTGTTGTTTATAGATTTGCAACCACACCAAGTGCATTAACTATATCTGCCGTTGATAGTCAACCTTTTGATGCTTTAGGTGGCCTAGTTAAAATTAATGATGTTCAAAGAGATATTAAATCGACTGCCAACGAAACAAGTATGACTATTGTGGGTATTGATACTGCTTTATTAGGATGGACATTAGGACATGAAATAAAAGGTTCTTATATTGAAATGTGGCATGGATTTTTTGATACTAATGGCGCATTAATAACAACAGGCGGCACAGGCGGTTTATATAAATTTTTTACAGGCTATGTAAATTCTTTTGCTATATCTGAACAATGGATGGAAGAGATAAGAATGTATGTAGGCGTTATAAATATAGCCGCATCAAGTATTCAAATTATTTTACAAAATAGAACTGCCGGAAGATATACCAATGATAACGCTTGGATGTATTGGAATCCAACGGACACTTCTATGGCAAGAGTTGGCTTTATAGAAACAATTAATTATTCTTTTGGTAAGGATGTATGATAAGACAGGCTACAAAATACGACAAAATACAATTACAAAATATGATGCGAATGTTTAGGGATGAAAGTCCAATAGAGCAATATAAAGATATTGATAATCCTGATTATTTTAATTCCATTATAGATAGTATTATCGCAGGTCGAGGTATTATTTTTATAGAAGATAATATAGGATTTATTATGGGTATTATTAGCCCTGTCGTATGGTGCGATAAAACTTTAGCATTGTATGAATTAGCTTGGTATGTAAAACCTGAATATAGGCATAAAACAGTTGGATATAAATTATTAAAAGCTTATATAGATAAAGCTCAAGAATTAAAAGATGAAGGCAGAATTAAATTATTTACAATGACTAAAATGACAACTAGTCCCGATATTAATTATGGAAGATTTGGATTTACAAAAATAGAAGAAAATTGGATGCAATGATTCGCTTTATATTAATATTTTTAATTTGGTTTTTATATTGCTCTGAAGTATTAGCGGCAGGTTCTATTATTGCCGCCGCCATTGGCCTTTCAGGATTTACTGCAACAGTTGTCGGTTTTGCAATTAACATGATTGCATCCACTATTGTATCTAGCCTTTTTGCCCCTAAACCACCAAGTGCAGGGAATTTTGAACAATCTCAACAACCTAATCCTGGAAATCGCCAACAACTTCCACCGGCAGGCGATAACAAATTACCTGTTGTTTATGGTAAAGCTTATGTAGGCGGTATTGTTACTGATATGTCTATTACTTCAGACAATCAAGATATATATTGGGTTATATCATTATGTGAAGTAACGAATACAGAAACAGGCGGATCACCTGACACCATTACTTTTGGCAATGTTTATTGGGGTGGAAAACGATGTGTATTTAATGGTAATGGATATTCAGTTGATGCATTATTAGATGAATCAACAGGCGAAAGCCAAAATATAGCAGGCTATATGGATATTTATTTATATAGAAATGGATCAAATCAACCTGCTAATAGTGGATCAAATGCTATATCTGTAATGCAATCAGCAAATTTAATTTATACATGGGATGCCACTAAATTAATGAGTAATTGCGCTTTTGCTATTATTCATCTTAAATATAATGCTGATCGTGCTTTAACTGCATTACAATCTACAAGATTTGAAGTAACAAACTCAAGAATTGCACCTGGCGATTGTTTTCTAGATTATTTTACTTCTACAAGATATGGCGCGGCTATTCCTGTATCTCAAATTGATACTGCATCATTAACCGCTTTAAATACTTATTCTAATCAATCTTTTACTTATACGCCATATACAGGCGGAAGTTCAACTCAACCAAGATTTCAATTTAATGGCGTTATAGATACCAATCAAAAAATTATGCAAAACATTCAGGCAATGTCAGATTGTTGCGATTGCTTGGTTAAATATAATGAAATTACAGGCACATGGGGCATTATTACACAAACGCCATCTTATACAGTAGCAATGGCTTTAAGCGATAGCAATATTATTTCGCCTATACAAATAACACCAATAGATTTAGCAAACTCATTTAATGTGATAGAAGTTAAATTTCCTGATGTATCAGAAAAAGATACATTTAATTCAGCAACATTTAATCTTCAAACTATTGCACCAACTTTATTATTTCCTAATGAGCCTGTTAATAAACAATCAGTCAATCTTTATTTAACAAACAATAATGTAACGGCTCAATATCTTGCAAACAGAATGCTTGAAGCGGCAAGAGAAGATTTGCAAGTTGTTTTAGAAATTACTTATATTGGTATTCAATTAGAAGCAGGCGATGTTGTTACAGTTACTAATGCTAATTATGGATGGAATGCTAAATTATTTAGAGTATCAAAAGTTATAGAAAAAATAGCTGATACAGGTGCAATTACGGCTGAATTAACTTTAATGGAATATAATCCGCAAGTTTATGATGATCGCAATATAACTCAATTTACACCTGCACCTAATACAGGTATTGGATCGCCCATTACTTTTGGCACAATTCCTGTTCCTGTTATATCAGCAAATTATCCATCAGTTGATAATCCTTATTTTGATATTACTATTACAAGCTCAAGTTCTGGCATAACACAATATGCTGAAATATGGTATTCAGCTTATCAATATCCAACTACGGCGCAACTTATATTTGCTGGCACTACGGCTATACAATCTAATGGCAATCCTTATAGCCCTAATACTGCTATGCCGACTGTTCAATTATATGGCATTTCAGCAGGCAATTGGTATTTCTTTAGTCGCATGGTTAATTCTTTAGCTACAAGTGATTTTTCATTAGCTTCAACAGTTTTCCAATGGCGACCAATGACATTTCAATATACAGAAAAATATATATCTGTTGCTTATGCTGACAATATAACAGGCACAAGTAATTTTAATTTTAGTCCTACTAATAGAACTTATTTTGGGCTTTATAATACCAACTCATCAAGCCCATCTTCTAATCCTGCCGATTATAAATGGTATTTAGCTGATCCTGCTTTTGGCACATCTATTTATTTGGCTTATGCAAATAGACAAAGCCGTAAATTTAGTTTTGATACAGATTTTGCAGGTTACGCCGGCGCAACAGGAACTTTTGTGCCAACAACTGCTTTAAAATTTAATCCTAGAATATGGTCAGCTTTGCCTGATGGCACAAATATTATTGATTTAGATCAAGCAACAGGTCAAGTAATTGGCACAGGCACTACGACAATTGGCACAGGTCAAATTAAAGTTCAAAATACTAACACAGGCCAAGTCGTAGCTTCATTAGATCAGTTTTTAGATTTTGGTGGCCCTACGACTAAAACAGGAAGTGCGGCTACTTTAACCATTGATATTTATGGTCGAGTGGTAGGATTTACTGCGCCTGACGACTTTTTTATTACTATTGATAATTTTAATGCTACTTCAGGTCAAACTGTTTTTAGCGTTACTCGCGATGCTAATTATATTGTAGGTCAATGTTTAGTGTTTCAAAATGGATGTTTATTATCCGAAACAGAATATACAGACGCATCAGCAAGCGTTACATTAAGCGTAGGCGCTACTTTAAATGATGTTGTTTCAGTTATATCTATGCGAGCTAAATCTAGTGGCGTATTTTATGATTATGCTCATATAACTGTTGATAGCGTATCAGGTGCGGATGTAATTTGGGATTCTGCCACTATGCCTTATCAAGCTATTATTATAGGTAGTATTATGACCTTTTCTAATACAGGCACACCCACTCAATATACTGTATCAAATGTTAATTATTCAACAAGAACAATTACATTTACGACAACTGTAAGCGGTGTTGTTAATGGTGATAATATATATAATTATCGTGCTACTAATAGTTCTTATCCTTGTTTTACAAGATATGAAGCAGATTTAACAGCCGCTTCTAGTTATACGCCGACATTATGGCAATTTCAATCGGGATATGAATTGTTATTTGTTAATGGAACTGTTTTAAATGAGCAAGATTTTGATATAGCAGGAAATGTATTAGGTAATTTTCCATCAACAACAACAGGAAAATTAGTCAATATTCAATTTAGTGGAAATAATTTAACAACTCCAACAGGAACGCCTGTTAATGTATTAACTTTTAGCGTAGTAGGGCAAACTAATTATTCATTTAATTTTGGCGCTAACGCTTTTAATTTATACGCAAATGGGTTATTATTAGAGGAATCTGTTGATTATACTACTTCCACAGGCGTATGGAGTTTAACAACACCATATACAACAACTTCAGTAGTATTTGTTCAACAAACATTCGCATCCGCAGGTGCGGCTTAAGGGGAAAAAATGACACAAGCTTATAATTTGAGCCAATTGGCTAATAAAGTAAATACATCAGGTCAATTAGATGTTGCCACAGGTGTAACAGGCACTCAAGCGGTTGCCAATGGTGGCACAGGCCAATCAACTTATACTGATGGTCAATTATTAATTGGCAATTCAACAGGTAATACTTTAACAAAAGCTACAATAACTGCGGGATCAGGAATTTCAGTTACTAATGGAAGTGGTTCAATTACTATCGCCGCATCAGGTGGTGGTGGTTTTACTAATATGGATGTATATACAAGTCCAGGAACTTTTACTACTCCCGCATCTACCACAAAAATTAAAGTTACAGTTGTTGGCGGTGGCGGTGGTGGCGGTGGTTCTGCTTCTGCTGGAGGTGGCGGTGGTGGCGGTGGCGCTATTTATGTAGGCCCGGTAACTGCATCGACACCCTATGCTATAACTGTAGGTTCAGGCGGCTCTGCTGGCACAACACCTGGCGGAGGTGGCGTAGGTGGAACAGGTGGAACTTCATCGTTTGGCGCTTTAGCTTCAGCTACAGGAGGTGTGGGCGGTTCAACTCCAGCCATTGGTGCTCGAGCTGGTGGAGCAGGAGGAGCTGGCTCTGCTGGAACTTTGCAATTTCATGGTAATGGAGGTGGTGCAGGAGCAGTATCACCTACTGAACTTGCTGGAACTGGTGGCGGATCATTTTTTGGTGGAGGAGCAAGATCAAATACAACACCTACTTCAGCACCAGGACAAAATTATGGTGGTGGCGGTCAAGGCGCAAATGGAGTTACTGGTAACACTACTGGAGGTAGTGGCGGCAATGGTGTTGTAGTCGTAGAATATTAATAAAGGATAAATAAATGAAAAAAGCATTAATTAGCCCTAATGAGCCTAGAGAAACAGGTTATCGTGTTGCACAAGTAGTAGATGAAGGACAAACTTTTGAAGTAGGTGGTTGTTTTTGGACACCATGCTTGGATGATGTAATAGCAGATCAATTTTGGTATGATCCAAGTGATGAATTAATTAAACCATTTCTTATTGAGGTAACAGACGCGCCAGCAGAATTAACATAAACATAATATGAATACAATACAAGAGTTTCAAAACAAAGGTTATGTTCATTTAAAAAATTTTTTACATTTAGATTCATGTAAAGAATTAACAAAAGAACTTAAAAAATTAGTTGATGAAAATAAAACAGTTAAAGATGAACAATGTCCTTTATCACAAGCCATACATGGCACATTAACTTTTGATAAATTATTAGAAGATTTAACACCGCACTTTGAACAAGCATCGGGACTTAAATTATTCCCTACTTATTCTTATGCTCGCCTTTATAATCAACAAGGTGAGGAATTAAAAAATCATCGAGATAGACCTGCTTGTGAAATATCAGCTACCATTACATTAGGTTTTGAAGGTAATGTATGGCCTATTTATATGGGTGATGATGAAGATAAAATAGTTAATGTAAATAAAATAGATATGGAAATAGGCGATGCCGTTATGTATCGTGGTTGCGATAAATGGCATTGGCGCGAACCTTATATTGAAGGACAATGGCAAGCACAAGTATTTTTGCATTATGTTGATGCTAATGGCTTTTATGCTGAATGGAAGTATGATAAGCGTAAATCATTAGGTATTAGTAAAACAGAAAATACAATTCAAAACAATCAATTTGATGTTGCATATGTAATTAAAAATGGGGTTTCTAATAATTTTTGTGATAATTTAATTAAAGAATATTCAAAAGATGAAACAGAAAAAGAACAACCATTTATTGGTGAAGGTCGCGATCCTGTTACTAATATAAATCTTAATATTAGAAATGTATTAAGAGTAATGCTTCCACAAAATCAAGGCATAGGCGCAACACTTACTTCATGCGGTTTAAATATTAATCATGAAAAATGGCAATACAATATTACTCATTCAAATCAAACAGAATTTTTGATGTATGAAGTTGATGGCAAATATGAAGCTCATGTTGATACTTTTCATCAATTAGGAAATGAAACAAGAAAGCTTACTTGTTTAGCTATTCTTAATGATGACTTTGAAGGTGGAAAGTTTTATATTATGAATAGTCATGAAAAAATATATCCACCTCAAGAAAAAGGCGACATTATTGTATTTCCATCTTTTATGGTTCATGGCGTAGAGCCTGTAATAAAAGGAAAAAGATTTACAGTTGTTACATGGTTAGTAGGCCCATATTTTAAATAATTATGGTAAAATAAGTTATTAATAAGATAAGACCATCCGCGTTCTGTAAGCACATAGGCGCGTTATTAACCTAGTGAGGAAATTATGGCTATCTTTAATAAAAATACCCTTCAACAAGTATCAGGCTTTGACAATGAAATTATTGCAGGCGAACTTGTATATAATCAAAAAACTTTTTGGAATTTAGCATTTAATAATGGTGGATCACCTGTTAATCTTACAGGCGCTACTATTGATGCATCTATTATTCGTAGGCAATTATCTAATATTAGAGATAGTCGCTATGGATTAACTTTTGATATTGCTGATTATACTCCACCACCAACCCCTGTTTCTTTAACTATATCTAATCGCGTTGATGCCGCAGGCACATTTACTTTAGAAATAGACGAATCTACATGGTCAGTTATTTCTACCGATCCACAATTAGATATTAATGCTCAAAACTGTGTAGGCTTTTCAGGTCGCATTAAAATTTCATTCCCATCTTCAGGATCAACTCCCGCTCAAGATATGATTATCTTCTTATTATTTCTAGTCAGATCAGATGGCGTGGTGAACTAATATGGCTAATTATTCTATTGATGTTATTGATAGCAACAATATTACAGTTGAAGTAACACCAACACCAACAACAGAAATTACTATTGATCGTGGCGTTGCAGGCGCTTCAGGCGTATCAGGATACTCCGGCTATTCAGGTTATTCAGGCTTTAGTGGCGTTGGCGCAAGTGGTTTTAGTGGTTTAAGTGGCTATTCAGGCTACTCCGGCTTCAGCGGCGAAAGTGGCGCACAAGGAATTCAAGGTTTATCAGGCTTTTCAGGCCAATCAGGTTATTCAGGCGCACAAGGCCCTCAAGGCATTTCAGGGTATAGTGGTTATTCAGGTCAAGATGGCATTAGCGGATTTAGCGGCCAATCAGGTTTTAGCGGTATTAGTGGCTTTAGTGGCCAATCAGGTTTTAGTGGATATTCAGGTAGCGGTATTAGCGGTTATAGCGGTTTCAGCGGTTATTCAGGATATTCAGGTAGCGGTATAAGCGGTTGGTCAGGCGAATCAGGTATAAGCGGATGGAGTGGTTTTTCAGGCATATCAGGTTGGAGTGGTTTTAGTGGCCAAGACGGCTTGTCAGGTTTTTCAGGTTTCAGCGGTATAAGTGGTTGGTCAGGCGCGAGTGGTATATCCGGCTATTCAGGCGATTCAGGTATATCCGGCTTCAGCGGTTGGTCAGGCGAAAGTGGTTATAGCGGATCAGGAATCAGCGGTTGGTCAGGATTTAGTGGTGAAAGCGGTTATAGCGGTTTCAGCGGCTTTAGTGGATATAGCGGCCAACAAGGCACATCTATTAATATTATTGGCACAGTTCCTAATCCTGCATCTTTACCACCTAGCGCTAATTTAAATGATGCATACATTGTAGAATCCGATGGCGATTTATATGTATGGGATGGATCAGCTTGGATTAATGTAGGTCAAATTGTAGGCCCTGCGGGTGCTAGCGGTTTGTCAGGATTTAGTGGTTATTCAGGTGAAAGTGGCTTGTCAGGATTTAGTGGCTGGTCAGGCATCAGCGGTCAAGATGGCCAATCAGGTTATAGCGGTTATTCAGGTGAGGTTGGTGCTAGCGGTTTAAGTGGCTTCAGCGGAATATCAGGTTATTCAGGCTTCAGCGGTCAAGATGGTGTGAGCGGTGATTCAGGTTTTTCAGGTCAATCAGGCTGGAGTGGCATTAGCGGTTGGTCAGGATTTAGCGGATATTCAGGTCAAGATGGTTTGTCAGGAACTTCAGGCTTTTCCGGCTTCAGCGGTGATAGCGGTATATCCGGCTTCAGCGGAATAAGCGGTTATTCGGGCGCTGAAGGTTTATCAGGTTTTTCAGGCTATTCAGGATATAGCGGATCGGGTATATCAGGATTCAGCGGATATAGCGGTGAAGCAGGCCCACAAGGCTTGTCAGGTTTTTCAGGCTATTCAGGTGAATCAGGTTTCAGCGGTTATAGTGGCCAAGATGGTTTGTCAGGTATAAGTGGATTCAGCGGTTTCAGCGGCATATCAGGCTATTCAGGTTATTCAGGATCAGGCGAAAGCGGTTATAGTGGCTTCAGCGGTTATAGTGGTTATAGTGGCGCTATGCCAAGTGGTGGCATATCAGGTATTACATCTATTTCAACACCTGAATATATTGACTTTGATATTAATTCACCTTTTGCAACAACGGCTGAAGGTCGATTATTTTATGATGGTGGCGATGGCACATTACAATTTGGCCTTAAAGGCGGAAATGTAACACTTCCTATTGGCCAAGAAAATGTCGTATTAGCATTTAATAATACGGCATCAACATTAACTATTGGTCAAGTAGTTGCGGTTAATGGTGCGCAAGGTCAAAGACCAGCGGTCGTATTAGCTGATGCTGATTCCGAACCTTTGTCAGCCGCAACATTAGGTATTGTTACAGAATCTATTGCCGCAGGTGCGGAAGGTTTTGTTACGACATTCGGTGTTGTTCGTGGTATTAATACAAATGGATTTACTGCTGGCGATGATATTTATTTATCACAAACTGCGGGTGCATTTACCGCAACTCGCCCATCAGCACCAGCTCATACTGTATTTTTAGGATGGGTATTAAAAGTTAATTCATCAAGCGGTGAAATTTTTGTAAATATTAATAATGGTTGGGAATTAGATGAGTTACATAATGTTCTAATTACTAATCCTGTATCTAATAATAGTGCGCTTCTTTATGATAGTTCAACTAGCGTATGGAAAAATCAAGCACCTGCGGTTGCATTAAATTCATTATTACCTAATCAATCAGGTTTTAGCGGTTATTATCTTGTATCCGATGGCGTTAGTGGCGCATATTGGGGTTCAGGTATCAGCGGTTATAGTGGTTATAGTGGTTATTCAGGCCAAGATGGTGCGAGTGGCTTTAGCGGATATAGTGGTCAAGACGGCGCTTCAGGATTTAGTGGTTATTCAGGTGCACAAGGCTTGAGCGGCTTTAGTGGTTATAGTGGCACTAATGCAACTAGCACCGCAAGAATAGTAACTGATTTCACACCTACTGCTGGTCAAACTGTATTTAATGTTTCATATACTGTTGGCTATTTAGATGTATATCGAAATGGTGCTAAATTAGCTGATGCTGATGTAACTGCTACTAATGGCACATCATTTACTATTAGCGCCTGCACTACGACTGATGTTGTTCAAGCTATTGCTTATTCGGGCATTAATATTGGTGTAAGTGGCTATTCAGGTTATTCAGGTTATTCAGGCGTATCAACAGGCGCATTAACTTATGATACATTTACATCAACATCATCTCAAACAACATTTTCAACAAGTGTAAATTATGTTTCAGGTAAAATAGAAGTTTATTTACAAGGTGTTAAAATGAGAAATGGTAGCGATGTAACTGTAACTTCAGGCAATCAAATAGTTTTTGCAACTGCGTTAAGCGCAGGGCAATTAGTGGATGCGGTGTATCCTGCGGCATAAAATTTAATGACAATACAAGACAAGAGAAAATTAGAAAATAATTTTGAAAGAGCTTTATTTTTTAAAGGCGAACAAGTATATCCAAGAGAAGCTCAACGATACCAATGGGCTTCTCAAAATATTATAGGCACTAAAGTCCTTGAAATAGGATGCTCTAACGGCTACGGCTTTCAATTCCTTCCTGATCATATTCAATATACAGGTTTAGATTACGATCCTGTTATCATTCAAGTAGCAAAAGAACAACAATGGAGTGAAAACGCACAGTTTATCCATGCTGATATAAATACCTATGATTTAGATCAATACGATACCATTATTGCTTTTGAGGTAATTGAGCATTTAGATAATGGCCTTGAGATATTAGAAAAGTTAAAAAAACATTGTAAAAGATTATTATTTACAGTTCCGCACAATGAGCCTAAAGGATTTTGGGGTGAGCATCATAAACTTCATGGCTTAAATGAATCGCATTTTAAAGGCTTTCATTTTCAATACATAAACGAACATGGCCAAATGCATCCTTATCCTACGCCAATTAGTCAAAACAATTCTTGTAATTTAATGATTGGTAAATGGGGCGAAACTGTTTTATGTTCGGTGGCCACAAGAGGTCGTTATCATACGACACTTTCAATGGTAATTAATGCTATTGCCAATCAAACAAAACTTCCTGACAAACTTATTATATTTGATGACAATGATCAACCTGAAGATATGCGTAATAACTTTATTTATCAGCATTTATTTAGCATTCTTAATTACAAAGGTGTTAAATGGGAATGGTTATTTGCGGGCAAAAAAGGCCAACACCATATTCATCAAATGGCAAATACAATGGGCTATGATTGGGTTTGGCGTGTTGATGATGATGCTATACCTGAAGCTAATGTATTAAATAATTTATGTTATTGGATAGATAAGGATGTAGGTGCAATAGGTGGATCAATATTAACTTTGCCTGTTAATCCTAATACTGCTCAATGCACAGGCAAAATAGAACATATAGATCAAGAACCTAATATTCAATGGGCAGAAATAAAACAAGTAAAAGAAGTTGAACATTTACATTGTTCTTTTCTTTATCGTGCCGGAATACAAGATTACAATTTAGGCCTATCAAGAGTGGCGCATCGAGAGGAAACATTATTTACTTATGGCCTACATCAAAAAGGCTATACGCTTTTAGCCGTTCCTGATGCAACTACATGGCATCTTAAAAATCCTAATGGCGGTATTAGATCAGAAACAAATCAAGCTTTATATGAGCATGATGAAAAAATATTTAAAAACATAATATCTTACAAAAATAAAATTATTGTAGTGCTTAATTGCGGTATGGGTGATCACATTGTATTTAAGCGTGTCATGCCTGACATTACAAATGCAGAAATATTTACTTGCTATCCTGACATTATTCCTGGCAGACCTATTGCTGAAGCTCAAGCATTGTTTGGTAATTTAGATCAATGGAGTATTTATAAAAAAATGGCTGAATGGAAATGGACTGATAGTTTAGAAAATGCTTATAGGAAATTATATCTTGATCATCATTAGCCCATATTCTAAAGCATTAAGAAACGGCAAGATTAATCCTAAAAACTATCCTTATTGGAAGGAGCTTATTAGACTAATTAAAGAACCAATAGTTCAAGTTGGAATTGATGGTGAAGATCAATTAGTTGATGATTTTAGAAAAAATTTATCATTAGATGAGCTTGGAAAGCTTGTAGATCAATGCCGTATATGGATAAGTTGCGATTCTTTTTTTCAACATTTTGCTTGGGATCGTAAAAAATATGGTATAGTTCTATGGTCAGTTTCCGATCCAAATATTTTTGGGCATCCTGAAAATATTAATTTGTTAAAAGATAGGAAACACTTGGTTTCAAACCAATTTTTATGGTGGGAAAATACAAAACATGATGCTAACAAATTTGTTGCACCTGAAATTGTGTTAGAATCTCTTAATGCAAAACAAGCCTGAAACCATTGATGACATCTTCAATTTTCTACAAAATAAAACAATCAAAGATATTGACGCTGATTATTACGATAATAAAAATTATTTGGTTATTTTATTATCTGATGGTTCTATTTGTTATATATCTTCTAGCGACAGTTTGTTTATGGCTATCGACCGCCATCTCATTAATTAGTAGAAAGAAATAACTATGGATATGCAAGAACACACGAAACACGCTTTAGATACTGTTTCGGGTATTACAGTTTTAGGAACTGTAATGAAATTTTTACCAGCTATTGCCGCATTGTTATCAATTATTTGGTATTGCATCAGAATTTTTGAATGGGCGCGTTCTAAATTTAAAAAGTAATATGCCCTTAAAAGATAAGAGCAACTGCAAACAATATTTGCGCGATTGGAAAGATAGGAATCGCGAAAAAAATCTTTTTCAGTTAGCTAAACATCGTGCCTTAAAAAAAGGTATTGAATTCAACATAGAAGTTTCCGATATAATCATTCCTGAAATATGTCCCATTTTGGGACTTCCTATTAAAAAAGCTATTGATGGTAATCGCGATTTAAGCCCTAGCCTTGATCGCATAGATAATAATAAGGGTTACATTAAAGGCAATATTCAAGTAATATCTTTCAAAGCAAATGCTATGAAATCGACTGCTAATAAAGACGAATTGATTAACTTTTCTAATTGGGTGAGGGAAAACTATGAGTAAATATTCGGAAGCTGGTAAAGGATCAACAAACAAATTGAAACAAAAGAAACAATATGATGAAAATTATGATTTAGTGTTTGGCCGTAAGGAAAAGTATTTTGATTCAGACGATGCATCGGACACTTGGGATGAGGATCGAATGGATATTATTGGGATCAATGGCAATACTGGCGAGCATTATATTAAATAAAAAAGGGGCAATTAAACCCCTTTTTATATATTAATAACAATCTGTTACTATGATCATTATCTGTTCATTACATAGAGCGTTACTTCAAAGCCAAAACGCATTTCTGTTGCTGTTGGTTTAGTCCACATAATATTCCCCTTAATTAATAAATACTGCAACTTCATTATGGGCTACATTGTAGCTTATGCCATCAGTAAAATCATTAAAATGGTAGGTCAGTTTTATCCTCTGCGCCACCGCCTTGTTTAGGTTGCGGCTCTCTCATAGTTACCCAGCCGTCAAAATTGACAGGGATACTTTCTATCAAGAGTGAAGTTCCACCTTGTTTATTGCTCATAGCCACGCCGACTTTAGTCCATCTAGCTTTTGTTTCGCCGTTAGCGTTTGTATATTCGCCTGTTTTAGCGATTAGATCATGGGTTATTGCCATTTATATTTTCCTTTAAGTTATTAACGATAGTTTCTATTTCCTGCAAAAATAAGATCACCTTATCTTCCATCATTTTTATATACTCATCATCACGATAAATACGCTTCACGAACCCTTGTAAATGATCCGGCATATCCGGGTCAAATGACACGAGATCGCAATACTCTCTTTCAGGCATACAGGCTAATTGCCACATTACCTGGTCATAATATTGTTCTAATTGTTTGCCACCTGTAAGAATATTATCTAGGTGGTTTTCAGGATTGGGTATTTTGATCTCAATTAAAGAATTATTGCCAACTAGGCCGTCAGGTGAGCATTGACCACCTTCAATAGTTGGATGCAAAACAATGGCTACTTGATCCACAAACACATTATTACGAACTTCATACCATGCCCTAGCCATTGGCTCTAAATCTATTCCTCGTTGCATAGCAGGTGTTTTATAGGTATCTAATTTCTTACCTGTCAATCTTTCTCTTATAAGCTCATTTTTATATTTACGGCGTGTTAAAGATTCACCACTTCTACCTTCAGTTAAAAGATCAGCTATACGGCTACCACCTATGCGGCCTATGCGGAGTTCCATCCACGCCAAACTGCCCTGCTCTATACCTCTAATAATTCTATCTTCTAATTTCATATAGTTTCCTTGTTTAAATTTAAGTTTCTATAAGTTACGCCGTCATGCCATTGTTGATCAGTTGATTTGTCATACAAAAATATAACTTTATCAGGATGTAGTAATAATGGTTTTTGATCCTTAAAACAAAATGCATATAATAATGGGCATCTTTCAGAGCTATACCATTCCATAAACATTGGAAGCATTTTAATTTCTGAAGCTTTAATATTAGCCGTTCCCTTAACCATTATTAGCCCAGCTTTGCCATTATTATTAATATAAAAATCAGGCATATTTCTAATAAAAGTATTAAGATCATAAAAATTAGGTATAGGATCGTTTTTCTCATCAAACCCTAATCTTCTATAAAAATAACCTTTAGATTGGCAATAAGCTTCAAACAATACTTCAGCTATATTTACGACATTATTTCTTTCTTTATATGAATAAGCCCCATTCATAGTCGAGGGCTTTTAATCTTGCCATATAAAGGCGCTAATATATATTTATTACCTAGCTCTCTTTTAAGGGCTTCTATTCGCGTTTTGCGGGCTTCTACGGCCATTAATTCTTGATCCGAATAGGGTAGCTTCACCCCAAAAAAATTACTGTTTCTTAATCCGTCAATCATAATAGCCCCTTAAAAACAATTAGTAACATTGCCACAAGTGGTGCAATTAATAATGCGGCCATCAACAATGTAAGTTTGGGTATAACAAGCGTAAGCTTTGATTGCAAATAAAGCTACAATGATTGCTAAAAATGCGATTGATTTTTTCATACGAGTTCTGCCTTTCTTTTGTCTTTTGCTTCAATGATCATTTTAGATAGAGTTCTGTCATTCTTAACTTCACCCATAACAAAATTATAATTAGCTTGAAGCTCATCTAAAGATTGGCTATGAGTAATTTTTTGAAGGTAGTCAGCGGCATTTAAAGCGGCTGATTGGCCGTCATCATCATCAGCATAAACCGCACATAAAGCAGATAAGCTATATCGGCGTATATAAGATATGGCTGATCCTAATCCTTGTGGATCTTGCTTTTGAATAGGACAGACGGCAGTATCTTCAATCCATTCCCCTGAACTATGGATTAAACGAGTAGTTAGATGAAGCTTATTGTCGTCTGAAGGGCTTAAAGATTGCAGTATAGCAATCCCGTTGTCATTGAGTGGCTTTTTAACCGCATCAATAACAGAATTAATATTAGCGTATTTAGATTTAAAGTGAGGATTGGTTGAATCTTTAACGGCAAATTTAATTTCTTTTTGCGCCGACACTAAAGCTTCAGCAATCTGTTTGATGCTATCAGAGGTTTTCATCTTATCTTGTCCTTATAAAAGTTTCTAAACTATATTTTCTATTGTAGCATCATAGATGCGTTTAGCCCAACTATTAGTTTCATGGTTATTATAAACATACTTGGCCATGTCTTTAATAGCTTTATTAAACTCATCTCGGATACGACCTAATTCATCATCTTTCGCATCAAATAAAATGCTATGAATTTTAGTAATAAATGGGCCTGAATTTTCAGCGTCAGCATATAGGTCGCCCCAATTTTGACATTGGAAAGTTAGGTAATATTCAATAAGTTCTTGCATATTCCTAATTTGATCATCATCACCATAAAAATCAGGATCAGGATGATGTAACGCTTGAATATGTATCTTATTTTCAATTGCAACTTGGTCAGCCATATTAGCTCCCGTAAGTGATTGATTTGTCGTCATATTATACGCCTTTTAGAAATTTGTCTAGTAAAGGATACAATACATATAACCACAAGCCAAAATATGCATATACGGCGATGGCATAAATTACTAATTTCTTATTTTGTGTTGTCATATTATTCCCCTATTTCTGATTGATATGGATTGCTAATTTGAGTTTGAACATACTCATAATTATTGCTTTGAGTGTTCAGTTTTAATTGTGAGCCTGGCATAACAAACTCATATTGGTCGGCTGTCCAATTATATTTAAGCTTGGCTTCTTTGGGTGCGTAATTCCATTTTTTTTCAACCCAATTGTATCGAAGTTTAGGTGATTCGCCTGCGAATGAAGCGATTGGTAATGCGATTAATAGTGCGGTTAATAGTTTCATATCGTTTCCTTTTTTGTTGTTACAGGTGCTAATATACCCTTTTTAATATTTGTGTCAATTTTTTTTATGCGCAATCAAGAACACTTGGCACAGTCCTTGCTTATTAAATGGTTTCGCCTTCAATATCCATTGATGGCTAAATGCCTATTTGCTATACCAAATGGCGGCGCTAGGCACATAGGAACGGCCATAAAATTAAAGGCTGAAGGGGTTACGGCAGGCGTTTCAGACCTATTTCTTATGATTCCAGCTAATGGCTTACATGGGCTATTTATTGAGATGAAAAAGGATAAGAGTGCAAAATTACAACAAAATCAAGAGCAGTTCTTAAACCTAGCAGAATCAATGGGTTATGGTGCGGAAGTGGCTTATGGTTTTGAGGAAGGGCAAAAAATAATCCAAAAATACTTGCAAGATAAATAAATTTAGGTTTATAGTGCGAAAAGCATACAAGATAAGAGAAAGGAAACTAATTGCATTATTATCAATACAACATCGCGGATTACCGCAAAGATACAAGCCATTTATCACTACTAGAGCATGGTTGTTATCGACAGTTATTAGATCAATATTATTTAGACGAAAAGCCGCTACCTGCGGATGAAGATAAACTTTTTAGATTATTTAATGCGAGGACTGAAGATGAAAAACAGGCTATGCGAAATGTTCTTTTGGACTTTTGGACTAAAACTGAAGCTGGTTATGTTCAAGGAAGGTCGGATCGTGAGATACAAACTTATAAAGAAAGACTTGAAATTGCTAGTCGGGCAGGTCGCAAAAGCGCTGATTTAAGGGCGAATTCCAACGGGCGTTCAACGGGCGTTGAAATAAAATCAACGGGCGTTCAACTAACCACTAACCATAAACCAATAACCAATAACTTAATAACCAATAACCAATATATATCTAAAGACTTTGAAATCTTTTGGGAAGCGTATCCAAAAAAGAAAAAGAAAGAAGATGCTAGAAAAGCTTGGAATACGACAAGACCTAATATAGAAGTTGTTCTTAAAGCACTCGAATGGCAGAAACAATCGCCCGAATGGTTTAAGCAGGCTGGCCAATACATCCCATATCCAGCATCATGGATACGATCCCACTCTTGGGAAGATGAAAAGGCCGTATCAGTAACATTTTAAGGAAGGCTATGATTAATGAAATCTTATGTTTATCAGCAATTATGTTTGGTGAAGCAAGGGGTGAGCCTGATGTTGGCAAAGTTGCGGTCGCTTATACTGCAATTAACCGCAAAGCTGATCCAAATTATCCGAAAAATATTTGTCAGATAATGAAACAACCAGCTCAATATCAATTTTTGGATTATGGTATGCCTACGCAAACACAAATTGCGTATTTAATGCCGTTAGCTAAAGCGATATTGGAAGGTAGAGTTGATGATCCGACAAGGGGCGCTAAATGGTATCACACCAGGAAAGTCAAACCTATTTGGGCTAAACAAAAAGAAGTGAAAGTAGCGATAGCAAATCATATTTTTTACTAACAAGAGAGATATAAAATGACACAAGATAATACAATGGCTTCTCTTGAACTTTGGGTGAAACAGTTACAAGGCACACTTGATGTTCAAGAGATAGCTAGAACTAAACCAGCACCAATTCCTGATATAGCAATTCCGTATTTGGTATTTTTAAGGCCTTATGATAAGGTAGGCTTGTTAGCTTCTACTAACAAAAGAAGATTTACTAAATGCAATATAGAATTTTTATTTGACGGAAATACTAGAAAACTTAAAGATGTAAAAATGATTAATCAGGATGATGATGATGGAAACTAAAGCTTACTTAATAGAGGAATATAATTTACAAGGCGAGCTTGTATGGAAAATGATTTCATTTTTTGAGCCTGATTCTCTAGAATGGATGCGCGACCTTAAAGGTAAGAAACATAATTTAGTTATATCAGAGCTTGGGGTTAAAAATTCTAAAACAATTAAAGGAATTGAGAAAAAATATGACAGTAGCAAATTTGTCATTGGTCATTAAGATTGTTGGTTTTATTTTGTGGATTCCTTTATTCCTGGTTGTTACACTCATCTTATATTTATTATGGGAAGAGTTTAATGGAAAAAATCATTAACATTGCAATCAAAATATTAATGGTTGGTGGTGTATTTGGACTATTACTTGGATTCTCATTAATGTTAGAATTGGCTTTTATTCGATGAGTGCTACTATGGAAGTTTTATTCAGGTATTTAGTTTTTGATGATATGGGCGAACCTATTATGCGCTTTAGAACAAAGCATGAAGCTGAATGTTATATATTGCACAGACCTAATCACAAAATAGAACGATTACCACCTCAACCAAAAGAAAATCCTTTTGATTTAATTAAAGAAGAGCCACCATTTTGAGCCACACACTAATAATAATTACAGGTTTAATTTATGCTTACATAAGTTTTGAGCAATTTTATCTTGGTAACAATGGTATGAGTATTTGTTATTTTGGATACGCTTTAGGAAATGTTGGTTTATATATGATGGCTAAATGAGATATATTACTTTTTTACCATTAATTTTTTTATTAAACGGATGCGCTGAAATAGCAACAAGTGTTGCAATAAATACAGGCGTTCAAGTAGCAGGTGAAAAATATTTAATATCACACAAACAACCTGTAATTAAATGCAATGCAATAAATGTTTTAAAAGGTAATAAATTTTGTAGAGTAAATCAAACTTATAAGGTGTCGTATGCAAGAAAAAGATAAGATAGCATTTAAATCAATGATGGATACAGTAACAAGTCTTTATCAAAAACCAAATTTAGATATAGATACATTACGAGTATGGTTTCATAAGCTAGATAAATTTGAATTTAATGTAGTTACTAAAGCTTTTGATAAATGGGTGGATAACAATAAGTTTATGCCTACAGTTTTTGACATACTGCAATTATGTCGAGAAAAGCCAATTGAATTTGCACAATTACAAGCACCTAAATTAAACAATCAGCAAAATAAAGAACAGGCCGATAAGTTATTGGCTATGATTTATGAGAAGATGCCTATTGAAGATAAAAAGCTTAAAGATATGAGATCATGGGCGCATCGTATTATTGCTAATCCTAAAAATTATCCTGCCATATCTTTAAAGACTGCTAAAGAAGCGGTTAATGCTAAATGAAAATATTAATTGCTTGCGAATATAGCGGGGCAGTTAGAGAAGCTTTTAAAAAATTAGGGCATGATGTTATGTCTTGTGATATTAAGGATTCAGAAATATATGGAAATCATTACAAAGGTGATGTATTTGATATTATTAATGATGGTTGGGATATGATGATTGCTTTTCCACCATGCACTCATTTAGCTGTTAGTGGGGCTAAACATTTTGAACAAAAAAGAAAAGATGGTAGGCAACAACAAGGTATAGATTTTTTTATAAAAATTGTAAATGCAAATATACCAAAAATAGCAGTTGAAAATCCTATTGGAATTATGTCAAATATATACAAAAAACCAAGTCAAATTATTCATCCTTACCAATTTGGCCATGAAGCTTCTAAATCTACTTGTTTATGGTTAAAAAATTTGCCATTACTTAAACCAACAAATATTGTTGATAAAGGTAAATTTTCTGTGTCAATTTCAGGCAAAAGAATTCCTACCTGGTATTCAAATAATAAAAAATTAAGAGATAGAACTTTTCAAGGTATAGCTGATGCTATGGCTGATCAATGGGGGCATAATGCAAAATAAATGGTCAAAGATTAGCCAATATTGCATTGAACGCAATAATTATTGGATTTCAAGATATGTTCTTGCGGATGGCGCAAATAGATACATACTTTGGGATGGAAATAAGATGGTTAAAATACACGATAACGCAAAGGCATTAAAAGATGAAGCAGAAAGATTGGACAGTAACGAAAAACAACTTGCCGCAACTAATGATTTATTTGGAAGAGCTAATCAAACAAGGCAAGCTTCCGCAAGTTACGATAAAAGAAAAGGCTGATAGTAAAAGATCACTAGAAGCTAATAAATTTTTATGGGGCAGACTTTATAAAAGCATTTCTAATTTTACGGGCTATTTGCCAATGGAAGTCCATTTACTATGTGGCCATCTATTTTTATCCGAACAAAAAACTATTAATGGAATTCAAGTGCCTTATGTTCGCTCAACGACTGATCTTACAGTTGAGGAATTTACAAACTATATTCAGCAAATTGAATCTTATTTTGCACAATTAGGGTGGTCGATTGACTAAAGATGAAAGAAAACACTATGAAAAGCTATCTCAAATCGGTTGCATTGTTTGTCGCAATCTTGGTTTTGGCTATTCTGCACCACATATTCACCATATTAGGCATGGCGCTGGGATTGGTCAAAAAAGCCATTGGACTACTGCCATACCTCTTTGCCCAATGCATCATCAAAATGGTGGATTTGGTGTCGCACTACACGCAGGGCAAAAAACCTTTGAATCGAAATATGGGACAGAATCGGAACTTTTACGACAAACTTTAACAATTCTTGAGGGTGAATTATGTTAGAATTATTGTTGGGCGTTATTGTTATGACAATCGTTATATATCTATTGAACAGGTAAAATTATGAAAAAAATATACTCAATTAAAGAAGCTGAAGTAGTATTGCCAGGCGTTACTATTGGCGAATTCTTTTTAAAGTTACTTCATGCGGCCACAAACGCTCATTTATTACATTTACAGACTAAATCTTATGCAGAGCATAAAGCCTTACAAGGTTATTATGAAAAGTTACCTGATGCGGTAGATACAATTATAGAGCAATATCAAGGCGCATATCAAAAGATTGTAGAATATCCAAATATGTATGAGCCACCTAAAGCGGATGCGCTCCAAGAAGTAACATCTATTAGAGATTTTATTGTGGCTAACAGATCAGTTGTTGGCGATTATACAAGCTTACAAAATGAGGTTGATGCCTTATTAAGTATTGTAGAAGCCACAATGTATAAACTAACTTTTTTAGATTAATGCCTTATACGCCCGTCAATGATAAATGTCGGGAATTAGGTTGCAATAATCTTAAAACAAGTCGATCCGCCTTTTGTAGTATTCATGGGGGCGAAAAGACACAAAAAGACAAAGAGAATAGCAAGCTATATTCAACGGCTTATTGGAAAAAACAAAGATTAGTTCAATTAAGCAAAACGCCTTTATGCCAGGCTTGTTTATTAGAAGGCAAAGTTGTTCAGGCGGTTGCAATTGATCATATATTTCCGCATAGGCAAGATGCTAATAAATTTAAAAACAATTTGTTTCAAAGTTTATGCGTGCCACACCATACATTAAAGACACAAGAAGAAAATGAAGGCAAATATTTATATTACTCACCTAACGGACTAATTACTTATACAGACGCAGACTATGGCCAAGCTCTTAACCAAACAAAATCTGCGCAAAATATATAAAATGCTTTCTCTGCTTCCACCATTCAATGAGTGGAAATTACCTGCGGCTCACCGCGTTACATTCGAAGTGGTATCTAACACCGATGCTTTTGGTTGGTTTATAAATGATCCGCCAAGAATACAAATAGATAGATCATGCGATGATTGGAATAAAATAACCCATACTATGATGCATGAAATGATTCATTGTTTTTTATGGTATTCAGGCCATAAAGATTTTGATGCGCATGAAGCAAAGTTTAAAAAATACGCTAAAATAGTTTGTCATATACATAATTTAAATGAGGATGATTTTTAAATGGCACTTATAGATACGATAGTGGGAACGATTGGATCAGTATTAGATAAAGTTATACCCGATAAAAATAAAAGACTTGAAGCACAAGAACAATTACAAACATTATTAACTAGCCAAGACTTTCAAATAGCGGTAGAACAAATAAAGGTTAATGCAATTGAAGCTCAATCAGATAGCATATTTAAATCAGGATGGCGACCAAGCGTGGGTTGGATATGTTCAATCGCTTTCGCACTACACTTTGTTTTATTTCCCTTACTCAATTGGGTGGTCATGCTCTGCGGCGGACAACCAATTCTTGTGCCTTTTCAAATGGATACTCTTTTGACAGTATTACTAGGTTTATTAGGCATGGGAACTTTAAGAACAGTTGAGAAAATGAAGCTTAAATGAAATTATCAAAGAATTTTACACTACAAGAATTAACTCATAGCGATATAGCCATAAGGAATTCTTTAGATAACACACCTAGCAAAGATATAATTCCTAATCTTATTCGTGTTGCAGAATTACTTGAGGATGTTCGCGCATTATTTAATAAGCCTATCATTGTTAATAGTGGCTATCGTAGTGTTCAGGTTAATTCATTATTAGGATCAAAGCCTACATCTCAACATTGTATCGGATGCGCGGCTGATATTCGCATTAGTGGGCTAACACCTGATCAGATAGTAAGTAAGATAGTAAAGAGTGATATACAGTATGATCAAGTAATCAGAGAGTTTGACAGCTGGGTGCATATAGCTATACCTAGAACTGAAGGACAAATAGCAAGAAAGCAAGCGCTTATTATAGATAAGAAAGGCACTCGACCTTACGCATAATGGATGAGTATTTATTATGTGATATACTTTGCGCGATTGATGCAATTAAGTATGTAGTTTATATAGCATTTATTATTTATATGATAAGAGGACATAAGACATGAATAGAACAGAGATACTAAATAAAGCTAATGAGATTATATGTAAGGATAGGCAAGCAACGCATGGTGAAGCAGAGAATAGTTTTGCCGACATTGCAAATTTGTGGTCAGCTTATTTACATCGAGAGATCAACCCAAGAGATGTAGCCATGATGATGGTTATGCTAAAGATAGTGAGATATAAAAAGAATCCAACGCATTTAGATAATGCAATCGACCTTTGCGGATACGCCGCAATTGCAGGCGAGCTAGGGGCAGGGGCGTTAGAATGATAACAGTCGGTGATAAACTATTGAATAACTTAATGTTTTTGGGGTTGTTAAATGAG